AGAATACCCAAAATCAAGTATTCATAATGTAGAAATTGATGAAAGTTGTTTATCAGAACTCAATAAAATCTATGATGGAAAAGAAAAAGATTGATAAGATTATTGAAGCATTTCGTCATTACATACAGCTAAAAGAAGAGGGAATAATTTCTGCGCCAACAAATAATGTCGGTAGTGGGAATATTGCGGGTACACCCCAGGCAGATCCTGAAAATCCTCCGGTTGACTTAAGAAAAAGAAGATATAAAAATTTGAATCCTTTCTTTAAAAATCTTATACAAATTCAAAGAAGAAATATCAAAAAATAATAAATATAATTGAAACCACCTGAGTTATTTGTTTTTGGTAGTAAATTTTTAACTCACAATAAAATGTTTAACCAAAACGCTTCAGCAGACACTAAAATTGCTGTTCTCGAAGAAAGACTTTCTGCATATGAAGTTATGATGAATAAAATAGATGAAGCAATACAACTAATGGGTAAGACAAGTCAAAACATTAGTAAAATGCTGGCAGTTCACGAAGAAAAAATTGATCAGTGTAGTAAAACTGATGATTTAATTTCAAAAATGATTACTGACTTAAAGGAAGAAAGTAAAGAGCATTGTGAAGCAGTAAATACTAGAATAGAAAAAATAGAAGTTAGATTGGACGAGTTTGTAAAATATCGTTGGATCATAGTTGGTATTTTTGCTGTAGTGTCTTTTGCGGTTTCACAATCAGGTATAGTTGTAGATATTTTAACCCCAGATAATCAACCAAATTACAAGATAGAAACAAAAAGGTAATAAATATTACTAAATTTCGGGCACTAGTTCCGATGAAAAAGGATTATTTAAATATAAAGGATAATAAAAAAATATCCATTTATTACTTACAAAAAGTAACAAATTCTGTCGTTAAGTGGACTGGAATATTAACCTCTCTGTGCCTTGACAGAATTAAATGATGTGCTAGGATGGATAGACCTAAAAAATTTAACTATGGACTTTATTGATACAAAATATATCAATTTAATTTCCATAAGATTTCAAAAATTTAAAAAAGTAAACTCTAATCTTTATAACTTTCGCTGTCCTCTTTGTGGTGATTCTCAAAAGAATAAAAATAAAGCAAGAGGATATTTCTATCAGGTTAAAAATAATACAAACTACAAATGTCATAATTGTGGTGTAAATATATCCTTTAATAATTTCTTAAAAGAAATTGATATAAGTATTCATAAACAATATGTTTTTGAGAAATTTAAAGAAGGATTTACTGGTAAAAATTTCACAACTGAAGAACCAAAGCTTGATTTTAAGCCACCTATATTTCAAACTAAAATTAATCTTCCGAAGGCGTCTGAAAATAAAATAGCAAAAGAATACCTATTAAACCGAAAATTGGACCCGGATAAATTTTATTATGCTGAAAAGTTTAAGGAATGGGTTAATAGTAAAGTTCATACTTTTGATGAAAAAAGTATGAAGTATGAAGAATCTAGGATCATTATCCCTCTTGTCTATAAGAAATCATTGATAGGATTTCAGGGAAGAGCACTCGGTTATTCTACAAATAAATATATTACTGTAATGCTTTCTGATGATGTACCAAAAATTTATGGGTTTGATAAAATTGACGAATCAAAATCTATTTACATCGTTGAGGGACCTTTCGACTCTACGTTTATACAAAACTCTGTTGCTATGTGTGGGTCCGATATTGATATTAGGTCGTTTGGTTGGTGCGATTATATTTACGTTTATGATAACGAACCACGCAATAGAGAAATCGTCAACAGAATATCAAAAACCATCGATAGAGGAGACAAAGTAGTGATTTGGCCTAGAGATATGAAAGAAAAAGATATTAATGATCTTGTGCTTTCTGGACATAATGTTATGGATATGTTAAAATCAAATACTTATTCAGGTTTAGAATCAAAAATCAAATTTAACAATTGGAAGAAAATATGAGCAACGGAACAAAAGTCACTAAAAGAAATGGAGTAATTCAGTATCTAGACCTTGATAAGATGCATAGAATGGTAGAGGAGGCTTGTACTGGCCTTTCTGGTGTCTCTGCGAGTCAGGTTGAGATGGCTTCTGGAATTCAGTTTTATGATGGAATTTCGACAAAAGAGATTCAAGAAATTCTAATTAAGTCTGCAGCAGATCTGATTTCACTTGATAATCCTAATTATCAATATGTTGCAGCTAGACTTCTTTTGTTTTCTATTAGAAAGGAATGTTATGGTGGAACTACTTCACTTCCTAAACTTTATGACCACGTATTAAATACAATTAATTTAGGTTTTTATGACTCTGATATTTTAAATTGGTATACTGAAGAAGAATTTGAAGAAGCTAATTCCTTTATTGATCATAAACGAGATTTTCTATTTACCTACGTAGGGCTTCGTGAGATTGTTGATAAGTATCTTGTACAAAAAAGAACTATTAAAAAAGTCTACGAAACTCCTCAGTTTATGTATATGCTAGTTTCTATGGTTACTTTTTCTAGATATCCAAAAGAAATTAGAATGAATTATGTGAAACGATTTTACGATGTAGTTAGTCGTCATAAAATTAATATTCCTACTCCAATTAATGCGGGTGTAAGAACAAAGAAACGTCAGTATTCTAGTTGTACTCTTCTTGATTGTGGTGATTCAATGGAATCTATTATCGCAACAAAATCTGCTCTGATGAGGTATGTTTCAAATAAGGCTGGCATTGGATTAAATGTTGGTCGTATTCGCGGAATTGGAGCTGAAATTAGAAATGGTGAGGTTATTCATACTGGTATTGTTCCTTTTATTAAGTCATTTGAAGGTGATTTAAATTCTTGTTCTCAAGGGGGTATTCGTAAGGGTTCAGCCACTTTATTTTTTCCCATTTGGCACATTGAAGTTGAGGACTTGATTGTTCTTAAAAATGAAAAGGGTAATGATTTAAATCGTGCTAGGTCACTTGATTACGCTATATCAATTTCTAAACTTTTTTATGAAAGGTTTATTAGAAATGAGGATATAACTTTATTTTCTCCTTATGATGTTCCTGGACTTTATGATGTCTTTGGTACTCCTGAGTTTGATGAATTATATTTGAAGTATGAGAAAGATTCTTCAATTCCAAAGAAAAAAGTTAATAGCCAAGAACTGATTTTTGAAATTCTTAATGAACGAAGTGATACTGGAAGAATATATATCCTTAATATTGATCACGCTAATTCTCATAGTCCATATAAGAAGACTATTCATATGTCAAATTTATGTATGGAAATTTGTTTGTTAACTAAACCAATTGAGCATATTGATGACAGTAATGGTTTAATTGCCTTATGTATACTTTCCGCATTAAATGTAGGACTTATTAAAAGTGATAAAGAACTTGAAGAATGTTGTGACCTCATTGTTCGCGCTTTGGATGAATTGATTGATATTCAAGAGTATCCTGTTAAAGCAGCTGAAATATCAACAAAACGTTATCGTTCTCTTGGTATCGGAGTAATTGGACTTGCACATTATCTTGCAAAATTGGGAATTAATTATGAAGATGAAAATGCACCAAATGTTGTACATCGTTTGGCCGAAAGCCTTCAGTATTTTCTATTAAAAGCTTCTAATAATCTTGCCAAGGAAAAGGGTGTATGTGAAGGATTTGAAGATACTAAATATGCAGATGGTATTCTTCCAATTGATACATATAAACGTGACATTGATGAGTTTTGTGATAAAACTTTATATCACGATTGGGAAACTCTTAGAAAAGATATAGTCAAGTATGGACTTAGAAATACTACACTTACTGCTCAAATGCCAAGTGAGACTAGCGCAAAAACATCAAATGCAACTAATGGTATTGAGCCTCCTAGAGGATTTATTTCTATTAAACGTAAGATTAAACAAATTGTTCCTCAATATTCAACATTGAAGAATAATTATACTCTTGCTTGGGAAATGAAATCTAATGAAGGATACTTTAATATTGTAGCTGCTATGCAAAAGTTTTTCGATCAAGCAATCAGTGCAAATTGGACGTACAATCCTGAAAATTATTCAGATAAAAAAGTTCCTATGAGTGTGGTTGCTAATGATTTTCTTGAAGCCTTTAAAAAAGGACACAAAACAGCTTATTATATGAATACTTATGATAGTAAAAAAGATGATGATGATAATATCAATTTGGATGATTTAGTTAATCAAATTCTAGAAACTGACGAGGAAGACTGCGATGGATGTAAACTCTGACATTAAAGGAATGACTGTATTTAATAAAACTATCTCAGACTATACTGAGCAAAATATGTTCTTTGGAAAACCTTTAGGTATTCAAAGATATGATGTTCACAAGTTTCCAGTATTTCATAAGTTAACCCAAGAACAAATTGGTGCATTCTGGCGTCCAGAAGCTTATGGTACTGCACTTACTAAAGATAGGTCGGATTATCAAAAAATGAGACCAGAACAAAAACATATTTTTACTTCAAATTTAAAGTATCAAATTATGCTTGATTCTGTTCAGGGAAGAGGTCCTGGATTAGCATTAATGCCACATTGCTCTCTTCCAGAATTGGAATCTGCAATGATTGTTTGGCAGTTTATGGAAATGATTCATAGTTATTCTTATACTTACATTATAAAAAATGTTTATTCAAATCCATCTGATGTATTTGATAATATTATTAAAGATGAAAATATTTTAGATAGGGCTAAAAGTGTTACTGAAGCTTATGATGATTACCTAGAGTCTTCTCAAAGTTATTCTTCGTCTAATTTGTGGAAATTTAATAACGAAGGAGTACCTTTAGGAAAGGAATCACTTTATGAAGTGAAACGCAAACTTTACCGGGCAATTGCAAATGTTAATATTCTAGAAGGTATTAGATTTTATGTTTCTTTTGCTTGCTCATTTGCTTTTGGTGAACTTCATTTGATGGAGGGTTCTGCTAAAATTATTTCTAAAATTGCAACTGATGAACGGCTTCATTTAACACTAACCCAAAATATTCTTACCAAGTGGAAAAATGGTTTAGATGACCCTGATATGAAGCAAATTGCTAAAGAAGAAGAACCCTATGTTTATGATATGTTTAAACGAGCTGTTCAAGAGGAGCAAAATTGGTCTAGATATCTTTTTCGTGATGGTAGTATGATAGGATTAAATGATAAACTTCTATGTAATTATGTTGAATGGATTGCTAATCGTCGTATGAAAGCAATAGGACTCAAGCCAATTTATGATATTGCTGGTAATAATAATCCTCTTCCTTGGACTGAAGATTGGCTTAATAGTAAGAATGTACAAAATCCACCTCAAGAGGAGCCTTTAGAGTCTTATATTGTCGGTGGAATTAAACAAGATGTAAAAATTGATACATTTAGTGGATTTAAATTATGAATTACAATGAATCCTAAAATACTTAAAGATGATTCCAACTATGATGAATGGTGCGAACAGGAAATCCTGAACGCATACCAAGAGGCAGCAGAGTGTGATGAGTTTCTTTTTGGTGATTATGATTATGAAAAAGAATGGTTATCTATAAATAGTAGTAATACTAATTAATCTTGTAAGTTACTTTTTGTGTATATTATACCAACAGATTATTATACATTAAAGATAAAATTGAATAAACTCAAGAAACAAGTTTACGCAGAAAACGCATCAGAATTAGAAATTAGCCTTGCTCATAAATATCTGAGCAAGGCTATTGAGTATGTAGATGAGTTGCAGTTATACTAATCCTTGGTATTATAATGGAAAAATATTTGAATCATCTGATATTCAAGATTATTTTGGATTTGTTTATCTAATTGAAAATAATTTAAATAAAAGAAAATATATTGGGCGTAAATATTTTTGTAGCTATAGAACGCCTAAAGGTAAAAATAGAAAAGTAAAACTAGAATCTAATTGGAAAGATTATTATGGCTCTTGTCCAGAACTTAAAGAAGATATTGTTAAATATGGCAGAGAAAATTTTAGTAGAACTATCTTATCATTACATAAAACAAAGGGCAAAACAAACTTTGGAGAAACGAGTCAACTCTTCAAGAACGACGTTCTCACAGAATCTCTTGACGATGGAACACCAGCATACTACAATTCCAACATTATCGGAAGATTCTACAGAAAAGATTATTATGGAAACTCAGATTGAACCAGTAGTTCAGGTTCGTGATTGGGCAATTGAAAAGATTGAAATGTTATATGAAACTAACAGTCATTATAATGCCGATGCACTTCTTGCTGAATTTGATGAATGGATTAATATACCAGATGGAAATGAAGAAATTACTTATCTTTGTCTTGAAGATAATGAGTGGACAGATCAGGAATTGGATGTCAAATGAGTAAACTCTTGACATCAAATAAATAATCACTTATTATGTAAAAATCTCAAAAGAGATCCCTGTTATGAGCAGGGTTTTTTTATAATGAGTCATTGACGTGACACCTAGAGCCGTGGAAGATGCCCTTTGAAAAGAGGGTATACCCCTTCTTCTATACGGATGCCGAATTCAATTTAACTAAATGCTTAGAAACCTAACAAATGTAACCGTAGCTCTTTTAGGTGCGGTTGCAACATCAGCGGCAACACTGCCAGCACCGAGTATGGCAACATCTTCAGTACAAGCACCATTTGCAATTATTCCTGAAGGTCCTACTCAAGAGACAGAGACCAAAGAGGTTGTTCCCGAAAAACCTAAAGTAAAACGATTAGTTTGTAAAGGATGTAATACTAATGAGTCCCGTACTCTGGAATTCTTACAGAAACG